TAATGGGGTGGCCGCTAGGGTGGACAGACTTAAAGCCATTGGAAATGGACAAGTCCCTTTATGTGCAGCAACAGCATGGGAGTTATTAAAGTGAAAAAATCAGAAAAATTAGATAAGTTTGATCGGCCGCCACACAAGACACCAAAGACGGTATTGCGTCCAGGCAGCATGGATGTATTGCAAGCACCAAGCAGGATGGCAAAGACTTTGTACTATCCAGACGGAAAAATCATTCGAGACAAGAGGCAAGCATGAACGAGTACGAAGAGGAAGAATGGCAGGAACTGGAAGCTAAACAACTCAGGAAAACCTTAAGGAGCATTGACATGACTAGAGATGATTTGATTCGATACGCCGAAATGGTCGGCTACGATGTAGATGATGATGATGATGTTCACGCACCAGCAGCGGGACGTTATGGGCTTGACCCAAAGCTCGTACACTTTGCCCAACTGGTTGCAAATTCAGCATCAATTCGCCAGAAAGCTCGGTATTACCAAGAAGGCTATGAAGCAGGCCAGAGGGATGAGCGTGAGCGAAACAAACAAGAAACTCAACGTTGTTATGTTGAAAAGGGCGGGAAAACTTGATTCACTATCATGGTTTGCCCATAACTCCTGCGACAGCTGCTGTCAAAGCTGTTGATTCTGGCCATGCTTTTGTCAGTTATGCACATCCAGATCAGTTAAATGTTGCTGTTGATGTCTGTCAGTCCTTTGCAATTGACAACGGAGCATTTAGTGCATGGAAATCAGGGTCACCGATTACTGATTGGTCTGAATTTTATAAGTGGGCAGAATATTGCAAACGAATCCCATCGTGTGATTTTGCGGTAATTCCAGACGTAATTGATGGTTCAGAAGCAGACAACGATGCGCTGATTACTGAATGGCCATTGCCTAAGTGGTTTGGCGCACCAGTTTGGCATATGCACGAATCATTTGATCGATTGGAACGATTGGCAAACGATTATCCAAGGATTTGTCTGGGTAGCAGCGGAAAATACGCAACTATTGGCACACAGCAATGGTGGCAACGTATTGCTCAAGCAATGAGAGTGATTTGCAATGACGAAGGTCAACCATTGGTCAAGTTGCATGGTTTGAGAATGTTAAATCCCGCAATCTTTACAAAGTTTCCATTTTCATCTGCTGACAGCACAAATATTGGTAGAAATATAGGAATTGATAAAAGTTGGAAGGGCAACTATATGCCTCCAACAAAAGAAGCCAGAGCGATGGTTATGAGGTCCAGAATAGAGGCGCACAACTCACCAGCAGTTTGGTCTTTTAATGTGCCAGAAAACAATCAAGGGTCATTATTATGTTAATAGCAATAATTGGTTATGCCTTTGCAATGACAGCTGCAAATCTGTTAATTGTAAAGTTTGGGGTATGGATGTCACCAATCAACTCCTTTTTCTTAATTGGTTTAACGCTAGTTCTTAGGGATTGGTTACACATTAGATTGAAAGCATGGCAAATGGCTTTGCTGATAACAGCATCAGGCGGAATTACTTATTTGCTTAACCCTGCTGCGGCTCACATTGCAATTGCCTCCTCTGTGGCTTTTTCATTAGCAGCTCTGGTCGATTGGTTAATATTTGCTAAAGCAAAAGGCACATGGTTTAAGCGATCCAATGTTTCAAACGTGGCAGGGGCGGCCGTTGACTCAGTTGCATTTCCAACTATTGCATTTGGCGTGCTTATGCCAGAAATTGTATTGGCTCAATTTGCATCCAAAATTGCTGGTGGATTTATTTGGTCTATTTTATTAAAGGAGCGCAACACATGAATTTCACATTCAGCTCAGAGCATTATGGAACGACAGTCGAGATCAGTTTTGAAGCTGTCCAACTCGACGAAATTCGAGATATGTTTGACCAATTCCTGCGAGGCTCAGGGTTTCACTTTGAGGACGAAGATGTGTATACAAAACAGGACGATGACAACACATCCGAAGAATGTGTACCCGCAAGCGACATATCCGCTACAGAAGATAAAGAGGAAATATCGGCTACAGCAGATGTAGCAGCCGCATGGATGATGAAATGAGACGGGCCGCCAGAGTTGACAGCAATCAAGAGGAAATCGTCAAAGCACTCAGGGCCGTTGGCGCAACAGTACAAAGCCTGGCGGGTGTCGGGCATGGCGTGCCTGATCTGCTTGTCGGATACCAAGGGAAAACAATTTTGATGGAAGTGAAAGACGGGAAGAAATCCCCATCACATCGAGAGCTGACCCCAGATCAAGTCAAGTGGATTGACGCTTGGACGGGTGGCTCAGTCTACATTGTGGATACAGTCGACGCAGCATGGAACGCACTCAGATGATTGATCCTGAACAATGCACCCAGACGATCCGAGACAAAGCTCCAGCCTATGGCGAAGCGAAAGCCCAACGGGTATATCTGGAAGAGTTCAGACGCAGCAAAAAGGCATTGCTGATGAAAGACTGCTTTGCGATGGGCATCGAGGCTGCAAACGCTCAGGAACGAGAGGCTCTGGCTGATCCAGAATATCACCAGTTGCTCAGAGGACTTGCGGCAGCTGTAGAAAAGGAAGAAACTCTCAAATGGGAGATTGAGGCAGCAAGGCTCGATATTGAAATCTGGCGCACCAAGCAGGCCACCAACAGAATGGTAAACAGGTCACACGAATGATCTTTAAGCACAAATATATCCGAAGCAAGAATCTACTCAAGATGGCCGCAGAGCTAGACTGCCAACTATGCGGATCAGGTCAGTACGTCCAAGCAGCTCACAGCAATTGGGGCGGAGGCAAAGGCAGAGGAATAAAGGCTGATGACAACCTTATCGCTGCGCTATGCTTAGAGTGTCACTACAAGATTGACCAAGGTAGCAAGTGGTCCAGAGACGAGAGAAAGCAAGCATGGACACTCGCACACGTTAGAACGGTTAAGGAACTCACAGAGTCAAATAAGTGGCCTGTTGACATTCCTATACCAGACATAGGATAATGAAGTCTCCTTAGTAGTGGGTATTTGGGGGCGATTTTGCCCCTTTTTTTTACCCATCCGCAGAATCAACCTTTCGCGAAGGTTACAAATGTCAATAAAAAAATATTCTCAAGAGAGTAAAGACAAGATCAGTCAGATTGTCCTAGATGGAATGAGTGACAAAGGATTGAGCTGCTTTAAGGCGTGCCAAAAGGCAGGAGTTCCAAACAGCACATTCATGCGATGGCTGGATTTAGATGCTGCATTGGCGGAGAGATACGCACGAGCTAGACATGATCTCATAGAGAGAATTGCTCAAGATATGCTCGATATTACCGACCAAGACGTTGGCACAACGCTTGAGGGAAAGAAGGATTGGATGGCTGTCCAGAAGCAGCGTCTCCAAGTCGATACCCGTAAATGGCTGCTTTCCAAACTCGCACCACAGAAGTATGGCGATAAGTTGGAGCTTACTGGCGATCCAGACCGACCCCTCGCAATCCAGAAGATTGAGCGAGTTATCGTCAAAAATGGGTAAGACCCTTCAGCTGCAAACCCCAGAGTGGGCTGTGCCGCTGCTTGAACCGTATCGATATAAGGCAGCATGGGGTGGCCGAGGCTCAGGCAAGAGTCACTTTTTCGCTGAGGCGATGATTGAGGCGCACATCATGGATCAGAAGCGCAGAAGCGTGTGCGTGCGTGAAATCCAGAAATCCCTCAACCAATCCGTCAAGCGTCTGCTTGAAACCAAGATTGAGGCTATGAACGCCAGCGCATACTTTGAGATTCAAGAGTCGGTCATCAAGTCCAAAAAGGGCGATGGGGCGATTATCTTTCAAGGTATGCAGAATCACACCGCTGACTCCATCAAGTCGCTAGAGGGATACGACTGTGCATGGGTGGAGGAAGCTCAGAGCTTGAGCCAGACGAGTCTCGACTTATTGCGCCCGACAATCAGGAAGCCTGGCTCAGAGCTGTGGTTCTCATGGAATCCCAGACTGCAATCCGATCCTGTTGATTTCCTGCTGCGTGGGCCAGAGCCACCAAAGGATGCTCAGGTAATCAAGGTGAATTTCAGCGACAACCCTTGGTTTCCATCCGTACTCAGAGACGAGATGGAGTATGACCAGAGGCGAGATCCAGACAAATATCAGCACGTTTGGCAGGGTCAATACCTGACCAACAGCAACGCCAGAGTTTTCCGCAACTGGAAGATTGACGATTTCGAGGCATCACCAGAGGCGATCCACCGTCTGGGGGCGGATTGGGGATTCGCTGTAGACCCGACTGTGTTGGTGAGATGCCACATTATTGGCCGCACGCTCTACATTGATTATGAGGCGTATATGGTGGGCTGCGAGATTGTGAACACTCCAGAGTTGTTTATGACAATCCCAGAGGCAGAACGCTGGCCAATCGTGGCAGACTCAGCAAGGCCGGAGACCATCAGTCACATGAGAAAGAACGGATTTCCCCGAATCATGGCCGCAGTAAAGGGAGCGAAGTCTGTAGAGGAAGGGATCGAGTTTCTCAAGAATTACGACATCGTGGTTCACCCCAGATGCAAGCACACGATTGACGAGTTGAGTCTGTACAGTTATCGCACCGACCCGCTGACCGGACGGGTGCTTCCGCTGCTGCAA